ACCAAGACATCGACACTCGCCTTAGAACTGGGGCCCATGTATACGTCGTCTGCCCACTTGCCGTAGTCGCCGATACTAACTCCCATATTCTGGTGGTATCTCAGACATTAGCGTATCTGCAAAGATCCGACCTGCTTGTGCTGCTGTTGCACGCGTTCCCGAACCACTAAAGTTCCCATAATGGAACGCCGCTATAGATTCTCCTGGAGTTGCACTTATAACACCCGTGGTAACAAGTGGAGAACCCCGTATACTCGTAACATGATTACCCTGCCCTGATATATCTTTCCAGGAGCTCACCGAACCACTTGTTACCTCCGCTGACAACCCTGTATACCAACCAACGAGACCTGATATGATGTTGGGTGATTTTGCATCCACCATTATAATAGACATCGAAAATTTAAACACCCTTTTCTCCAAAGTGCCTCCCACTTTGTAAGAAAGATCACACCGATCGAAGTCCGTAGGACTTCTCTCACCCTCCGTGTTCCCCCCCTGTAAAAATACTCTCGAGTTATAATAACTATGCCTGTGGAAGGTGTGAATGGTATCTTGAACGTTGAGAGTGCAGCGTTACATGCCCCCAGGTGGGTATCGCGAACACCAATCCTCAGCATATCCTCACTGTCACGGGGAACGTCGTGGCCGAGGGACTCAAGCTGGGATTTACCCCTCCTTCGATCTCGAGGCTATCACCACTGTTGGGAACGTCACCTCGAACACGCTTCAATTCAATAACGCCACGACAGGGTTCGTCACGACGGCGAACATCGAGGTGGGGACCGCGAACCTCTTCGTGGAATACGTTTCTGGTGACTCGGGTGGAAGTGTTTCAACCATCGGTGGAACTTCTACTGGATATTAAATCCCCAAAACATCCATTTTTTTAGGAGGCTGGGACGCTCCTAAAAAAATTGTCCGGTATTTATAAATGGCACAGACGAATGTCCAAGCCTTTTCAGGAGATGTTGCCATTTCCTCAAACTTGGCTGTGGATACGAACACCCTCTTCGTGGACTCAGTGGGGAATAAAGTCGGCATCGGGACGGATGTTCCATCATCCAAACTGACAGTTAACCAAATTCCCGATCATCGTGGTACATATGACCATTCATTAGCACCAATGACGGTTACTAACCGCACCGCAACATCCAGTACGACACTTAATGATCCAAAAGATGTATTGAATTTGGCTCGGGAGGGACGCATTCCGAGGCCTTCGGTGCCCGTGCAACGTTTAAACTTTCGAGATATGAGAATAACGGTGTTGATTCACGAACTCGACTTGATTTAAACTTAGCACACGGTTCCTATGACGACCAAAATATAATGACTATGAGATCTGACGGCAACGTCGGCATCGGGAAGACCAACCCAGGGTCAGCCCTAGATGTTGTGGGAGATGTTGCCATTTCCTCAAACTTGGCGGTGGATACGAACACCCTCTTCGTGGACTCGGTGGGGAATAAAGTCGCATCGGGATGACGAATCCGCAGGCAACCCTTGATGTTGCTGGTAGTTCTTCCGGTGGTAAGTCATTACAGCTTAGATCGGGAGATATAACTACCGATACCGATAGTTCCCAGATTATCTTTTCGTTCAACAATAATCCGTATAATTCTAGTGGATACGCACACTCTTTACGAACCAGACACAAATCTAGTGCTGATGCTGGGAACGCCATAGAATTCTGGTTGTGGAACACCACAGATACGACGGACGAAAGTACTCTCGGTAATAAGAGGGTGATGACTATAGAAGGTAACGGCAACGTCGGCTTCGGGACTGCGAGTCCGTTGTCTAGAATGCACCACAAACAAGCCGCTGATCAATCGGTATCGGCTACATTGAGTAGCTACCAAAATGGTTTAAATCCTTGAAAGAAGCGGAACCTCTGACAAATGGTGCTTCGCCAATGATACAGCCGGCAGTATAGGCTTTTTTTACAACACCACCCGAAAAGGGTATCTTCTCGCCACTGGAAGTGACGCCCGAATCAACTTCACGGGCCAACACAGAACATTCATAAAGGACGTACCTTTCACTCAAGCCGAAGAACTCAAAGGTCTAATCGTCTCCGCGGACATTAACAAGTACATTAAGATGTCTGGAGGTATCGAGGCTGGGTCGAACGCTATCACAGTGAACGAATCACTCCCTATAGTATCTATCTCCACAAAGGTACAAAGATAAAAAATGTTTCGGTGTCATCTCGGCATCAGAAGACCCAGAAAAACGACAGGAACAGCACGGTAATTTCGTATCAGATCAAGATAAGGAATCTGGAGACACCCGCGTCTATATCAACTCGGTCGGTGAAGGTGCCATTTGGGTGACGGACATCAACGGTAACTTGGAGTCTGGTGATTACATCACGACATCCAGTGTTGCTGGATATGGTCAAAAGCAGGATGATGACATACTCCACAACTACACGGTCGCCAAAATCACGATGGATTGTGACTTTGAACCAGTGACTCAATCCGTTCAAATCATCAGAAAGGAAATGGGTGATGTGAATTATTGGGTCAAGACGACGTATGAGAATGTCTCTGAAGAGGAATATTCGAACTTGGCAGATGAAAGCCGACGAATTGTAGACGATATCTATCAAGAAATTATCAAAGAAGTATCAAAAACTGAACAAGAAGGGTACACACCAGAAGTCCGCCAAGAACTTGTGAACGTTCTCGATGAACATGGTCAACTCCAATGGGAGGACCATCCCATAGAGACTGAAAAAAGCCTATAAAATTCGATACCTTGATGCTGATGGTGTGGAGACGGATGAAGCGAACGCAGTCCATAAGGCAGCCTTTGTTGGGTGTACCTACCATTGCGGTTAACCCACCCAATCAACGTAGTTGATTGTTCCAGTCGCTTCGCGACTGACCCCCGAAACCAAACTTTACAAACTGTCTCAGAGTTTCTAAAGTTCCCCGTATCTAAGCCGGGGAATCCTTCGGATTCCCCCTTAAAAATACTCTAAAGGTATAATAACTATGGCTGAACTCGGTGAAGGACTCAGCGGGTACCTCGATGTCCAGGATGCGACCCTTCGTGCCCCCAGGCTCGAGGCTGTTTCCAATATCTCCATCGCGAATACGAATCCCCAACACGCCTTCTCCGTCGGCTCAAACCTCTACGTCAGCACGGACTCTTCGGATGTCCTCGCAGTCAACGGGAATGTCTTATGTGAAGGCATCAAAATGGGATTCCTCGAGATCATCCCCTCCTACGATCTCGCAGCCGTTTCGAACGTCGGGAACGTCACCCAGAGCACGATTCAGTTCGCGAACGCCACCACGGGGTTCGTGACGACGGCGAATGTGGAAGTGGGCACGGCGAACCTCTTCGTGGACACGACGACAGGGAACGTCGGCATCGGGAAGACCAACCCAGGGTCAGCCCTAGATGTTGTGGGAGATGTTGCCATTTCCTCAAACTTGGCGGTGGATACGAACACCCTCTTCGTGGACTCAGTGGGGAATAAAGTCGGCATCGGGACGACGAGTCCAGGGTCAGCCCTACATGTCGTGGGTGACGTGAACGTGGTTTCCAACGTGAACATGCTCCACACCTCAAACACAGCCTCCATCAAACTCAATTCCAATGTCGTCGTGGAGTTTCCCCGATCCACCACCAAGTTTATGAAATTTCCGCGATTGTTGTTAACATACGCCGCTCAATCTAGTCAAGGTGGATATGAGAACTATATAGTTAATCAAAGTTCTGCATACTCAACTGAGAGCAATTCTGGTGCGTATATCGCATTTAGAGGAAACGAACACTGGTTATCTGCGTCTAATTCATTTGATGGTGGTGATGATGTATTTAACGGAACTAATGGTCCATGGATAAGTATACAATTACCAACTAAAATTAAGCTTGAATACTTGGAATTTTCTGCGGCCTCGGGTAGATTAAATCAGCTAATCGCTGCGGGTTCAGTATATGCAAGTAATGATGGTAGTACTTGGATAAATATTGGAAGTCTCGACAATTTAGGAACTTATACAAATTTTGTTCCCGCGCATGTAGATTTTACACATACAACTCTTTACGATAGATATTTACTTCATATTACGGCAAATGCAACACTTTATGTACACATGGAAAAATTATCACTCTACGGCACCCCCGAATATGACCCCGAGGCTGACGGGGTGGATGTGGTGGTCAAGTCAGTCCCTAACGTTCCCAACACGGATTGGTTGGAGGTCTACTATGATGCGAAGGACTTGGCGGATGGCTCTACAACGGTGAATGATCTCAAACCAGTGGGAACTGCTAATAATGGTGTGGCTAACGGGAATTTATCTGTCACTGACGGGGCTTTCGTTTTTGACGGGTCAGGGGATTATATATCCTCAACGGTTACAACAACAACGGGTGCGTTTGTTCATACATTTGCATTTTGGATGAATATTCCTTCGTCATCTCCCACCGATTCATCGTTAGTCGCTTTCGGTACGAATAGTTCGGATGAGGCTTCAGTGATACGTTTCGATGGGGCGGAAATATTTAGATGGTATTTCTTTGGTAATGATATTAAATTTACGACACCCAATGTACGGGATAAATGGGTACACGTAGTTGCTACATATGATGGGGGTAACGATAGTGGTTTAACAGTTGGTAATGTTGGTGTGAATAGGAAAATTTTCATAAATACGAAAGAAACAACAGTGATTGAAAATGTCAGTGGTTCCGCTGGTTCTGACGCCCTCAATCTTGTCTCAACATCACATGCATTCAGGGTTGGGTCTTCACTAGCGAATGGTGAACTTATGGTTGGTAAAATTGCGAACGTCCGCCTCTTCAACCGGGTCCTGACCACTGACGAGATCTACCAACTCTATGCCTACCAGAAGGAGGACTTTGGTCATGGGGTGTTGGGGATGACCCTCAAGAACGGGAGGTTGGGGATTGGGACTTCGGAGCCTAAGGCGATGTTGGATGTGCGGGGTGATATTTTAGGTGGGAATCCAGCAGCATTTTCTGTCGCATACAACCCAACAGCTTTATCCGGAAACCAAACGATTATATGGAACCTCGTATACCATAACGTGGGTGGTGCATATGACTCATCTAACGGTCTGTTTACCGCACCCGTGAGTGGTTATTACCATTTCACAGTGTGGGGTATGACTTCTGGTAATACATCCGGGGTAATCGAACTTCAATTTCAGAAAAATGGGTCAACGGTTCAACAACGCCCGTATAGTCAAGGTGTCAATAATTATGGTCATGTGTCTGGTACTATTATCGAATATTTGAGTGTGGGTGATACTATGAAAGTATTTTTAACCACTGGCACAACATTGTACGCGGCGTCTGCTCAATCTTACAATGGATTTTCTGGATTTTATTTATCCAGTTAATATAAAATGGATGAGTTTATAAAAAATCAACTCGTTCACGATTTACTTCTTGAACTCCTGAGAGTTGATCGTATCCCCGATAAATGTGCTTGGGGGACTACATACGAATCTATAGTATTTCCCGAAGGCTACGAAAAACCCCCAAAAGAAGAGTTCGAGGCCAAACTCCAAGAACTCCTCGATGCTCAGCCCCTAAAACAACTCCGCCAAGAACGCAGCAGACGTATCGCCCAGACAGATTATCTCTTTACATCCGATTTCCCCCACGCCACCCCCGAAAAGAAACAGGAGTGGTTTGAGTACCGCCAAGCCCTTAGGGATCTCCCCACAGCGACAGAAGATCCAGTGAACCCTGTTTGGCCGGTACGACCCGATGAAGTCGTGGCTGTGGTCGTAAAGGAAGAGACCTCGAATGTGGTCGTGGAGGAAGAGACCTCGAATGTGGTCGCCGTTCCAACTGCATAGAAGTTGTCCCACACCTAATAACACGTAAAACATTTCTTACGCTTAAAGTACGAAGGACTCACCCCTTTCCAAAACAAACGTCTTACAAATTGTATCCCAGTTTGTAAGTCTTCCCAGCTTAAAAATAAAGTCTCCATATAATATAAAATGTCTGGTGGTATTGCCCAACTCGTCGCGGTCGGTGCCCAGGATGTGCACCTTGTCGGTCAGCCCGAAGTAAGCTTTTTCAGGTCGACCTACAAGCGTCACACAAACTTTTCCCAAACTGTCGAACGTCAGGTCATCCAGGGCAACGTCGCCAATGGTGGTATGTCCACCGTCCGCTTCGAGCGCAAGGGTGATATGCTCGGCTATGTGTACCTCGTTCCCAATGATGGTACCAAAACCGTCCCTTACACCCAAGCCCAGTGGTTAACAAAGATTGCCAAGGTTGAACTCCTTGTCGGTGGTCAGGTAATTGATGAACAGGATTCCACCTACTCTACCCTGGTTGCGCCCCGTCTTTCTGCGACCACCGCTTCCAAATCACCTTCGGCTGATCTGGTCAACGGTGGTACATCCTACAGGTTCTACCCCCTCAGGTTTGCTTTCTGTGAGAACTGGCAGACCGCCATCCCTCTCATCTCCCTCCAGTACCATGATGTGGAACTCCGGATCACTTGGGGCTCCGCGGCGGCTACTGACAAGTGGGATGTTTTCACCAACTATGCGTACCTTGACACCGAGGAGCGTGAGGTGTTCGCTGGTCAGCCCCAGAACATGCTCATCACCCAGGTGCAGAAGGCGGTTGCCTCCAC